AACATCCCACCCAACGCCAGGCTGACGCCAATGGACGTTGTGGAGATTCGGATGCTCGATAAACAAGGGATGTCATCAGCAAAGATTGCCGCTAAGTACGACATCTGCTACGTGCATGTCCGAAACATCGTTACTCGCCAAGCTTGGGTAAACGCCGAAAAGCAACTCGCTGCCCAATATGAAAAGGTGTCCAAGCTGCGGGCAAAAAGCCCTGAAGGTGACCGAGGTCGAGCGTCGAAAGCTTGATGCTGCTGTCCGCATGAGGCGGAAATGCGCCATCTGCTCTCATGCCGAGACAACCTTCGAGATAACGGCTAAACAGATGGAGGAGTACAGCTTGCTCCTTCGCCTTAATACCGCGATCTCGCGAGTCCTTAATCCGACTACTGGCGAGTCCTGCACCTCTTGTTCGTATTGGTTAGATGGCTCCTGTTCAATGCAGTTCCCTGAGGCTGGTGGATCGTTCGCCAGTGAGTGCTCGCTCTACGAGCAGAATCAACACGAGGATTTGCCCCTCGTGCGGCAAGGACACTCGTAATCCAGTTATCTGCGCAGACTGCTATCGCAGAACGCCTGCAGGTAAGGCCGAGATCAAAGAGGAGACTCGGATGCGCAAGTATGAACCACTTGCTGGTGGCGGACCATGTGCAAACTGCGCACATTGGAGCCACAGGTGCTGCCTAGGCTTGCCCGAGGGTGGCACAAGGTTTGCAGAAGGATGCCCAGCGATGATTACGGAGACGAATTAGTGCGAGCTCACCCGTTTCTTAATCCAGTTGAAGCAGCGATTGTTCGTTGGCTGATGAAATCTCCAAGGATTGGACTCATCTGCATCAAACAATACGAGTCAACGGTTACTTGGGTGCTGCGCAACGAAAACGATGCGGTGTCTTGGGGGAATCCCGAGCCAAGCGATGTTTCAGACGATTATGAGCCAGATTCAATGAAGCTGGAGCGCATCTACCATGCGCCCGATGCTGAGAAGTGATGCTCTATCACCCAAACACAGGGGTAGGCTCTTACGGCGCTCATCCCATGTTTTATGGCATCGAAACCTACTACCGACCTTGGTTCTTTGATGGGCGAATCGTTTATTGGGGCGGCTCAGTCGCTGGACGCGGAACAGCTCTTGTCCGAGCTGAAGCCATGGCAAATCGAGAAAGGGAAAGCCGACTTTCTTGATTACCTGTACAAGTTGTACGACCGGGGCTCTGCTGAGCCTGGTTTGCGCGGGACTTACACCGGTTTGATGCACCAATTTGCGCAGGACACCGCGCAGATCATGCGCGCCTCATTTATCTCATCTCAGCTAGCCGGTCAGTAATGAAAAAGCTGATCGGTCTCTACAGCCCTGCTGCTGGCTCTGGCAAATCCACCGTCGCCCAATGGCTAGCGGAAGAGCGCGGTTACACGATCGTGCCGTTCGCCGAAACCTTGAAGGAGATGCTGATTCCGATGCTCAAGGCCTTGGGATATGACCAAGCCGGAGCTGAAGATCTTGTCTACAAGCACAAGCAGGTAGTCGTGCCATCTGCCGAAGTGAGTGTTCGGCACATGCTTCGCACGCTTGGCACGGAGTGGGGCCGATCTTGCGTTCATCCTGAGATTTGGTTGCGTTGCTGGTCCGAGCGGATCAAGCAGTATGACAAGGTCGTGGTTGATGACTGCCGCTTTTTCAACGAGGCGCAGCTGATCAAGAACCTGGGTGGCGCACTTTGGTATGTCGAAAGACCGGGCATTCCCAAGTCTTTTGAGCACGCCAGCGAAGGCAGCTTGAACAACTACAACGACTTTGATTGCGCTGTATTTAACGACGGTGCGATTGAAGACTTGACAACTAAGCTGCGACTACTAGCACACGCTTAGTGGCCTCACTGCGGTATCACGCCGGCCGGATGGTCCTGTATGAAGGATCAGAGGGCTGGCGTGTCCGCATTAAAACCCATACAGGCAAGCTTGATCTGCCGCTTAGCTGCACAGATCTTGAGCAAGCGGTCATTGAGGCCGAGCAACTTTATGCCGACGCTCGGGCCATTACGAACAACAAGCCCAGATGCCAGCACTGCATCCACTGGGAATTTGTTGCGGCACAATGCGGAATAGGTTTCCCGGAGGGACGATCTAGTGGAGGAGTCTTCGCAAAAAGCTGCTCAGCCTTCTGGGCCAACCACTGAGTACGTCGTTCCCGATGACGCCTTTGATTGCGGTGACGGCTTCTACATCGAGGTGAGCACTGAACCTGGGATTGGCGAGGTGCGGTATCGGGCTTGTATGCCGAATTGCTCTATCGGCCGTTATGCCAATGATCTGTGGCAGGCTCAGATCTACATAGAGCATATGAAGGCTGCTCGCTTCGGCTGATCCAGCACAGCAGCTTGTGAGCCCTGAAGAAGTTCCAGAAGGGTTGCTTGATCCACCAGAGCCAGACCGACGAGTGAGACTTGTCGGCATTGCAGCGCAGGCAAGCTGGCACGCAATTGCAAAGTGTGGTCGGACCACCGTGAGCCTTGGCTTTTACGTGGTCGATCGTGGTGGCGTGGTCCCCGCAGTAGGCGCAGGTGTGGTCCCAAGCGGAAAAGATTGAGGCACGGAAGCGTTGCTTACTCGCTTTTTTGCTAACGAGATAGATGCCATCAATCTGATGCTCCATCTTTTGGAAGTTCGTAGGTGGCGATCTCGATGTCGATGATGTCGTCATCGCTTTTGAAGCACTCTGAGATGCAGGCGTAGATGTCGCCTGGGATGTTCTCAGGGTCCTGCGCGGTCTCGAAGTAAAACTTCCCGGTTACTTCGATTAAGTACCGCTGCATGGGAGAAGCTCTCCGCTTCCAGTAAGAGTAGCTAAAGACGCTCCTCCCAGCTCGGCATCACACGGGGTTGGCCGTTGTAATGCCCAATTTCTCCATAATCCAAATCAGGGTTGGCCACCATCAGCAGAAAAACCATTTGGCCAATCTTCAGGCCTGGGTAAAGGGGCAAATTATGGAAGCGCCTGTTGTTCTTCAACTCCAAGGTGAGCTTGCTTCCGTTCCATCCGCAATCGGCATAGCCCGCGTGGCTGTGTTCGTAGCCCTCTCTAGCGCGTGATGACTTGAGGCAGAACATGCCGCAGATGTCGGCCGGCATGTTGAACACTTCAAGGGTCTCGGTAAGCAGAAACTCGCCGGGAGCCATCAGATATGGGTTGTCCTTAGTGCAGTGAGCGATCGACTGGATCTGCAGTTCAGTGCTGTGCTCAACCTCGACCATGATGTTCTCGCCGATCCGCAGGTCCAAAGAGGCGGGGTTCAGCAGCTCAATGTCGTAGGGAACAACCATCCGCTCTTGTTGGCACAGGCGCTGGATTTCGTAGTCGGGGACGATCACATGCTTTTTATTTCTCAGGGCACATTACTCGATATATCACTAGTCATCATCCGTTTTCCATTGCCAGCCACCAGCTGTAATGCGAATTGCCCAACCTGTGCCAGGCCCTTCAACTTCCCAGCGTTTGAGCCATTGCTTTCTTGGGTAAAGGATGTACTTAGCTTCCTTCTTGTCCTTGTGACCGCCGTGAATAAGGTCAGGGGTGCCCATAGGATCGTGGGCTACGAAGAATTGATCGGTGTATCCGACAATCACGCTCCAGTGGCCATAGCCCCTCGGACGCTCACCCTTGCTGACGTCGCCATGGTGCAACCAACCAACTGCAACGGGACGACCGGCGTCAATCTCATCCTCAAGCAGCTGGGGCGTTGCGTTGTCGACGTACTCCGCTGTGAGTCCCAGCTCCTTTAGGGCAGAAAGATGCGCGTAAATCTCAGTTGTATCGCCGTACTTGGCCCGTATTTTGTCGTAGTCATTTGGGTAGAGCAGGCCGGCCTGATCCGCTGCAACCATTGCAATTGCCGCAGTGAAGCACTTGCGATGGCCGTTTGGCAGATCAAGCTGATGAAAGTAAGGGGTCGGTAGCCACTCGATTCGCCCCCCTGCCTTCCAGATTTCGTACCAGTCTGCGTTCCGATCCAGTAGATGCTCAGGAAGATCGGCTTGGAGCTGGTTGATTGCTGCGATCTGGTGTGGCGCTGCGGTGTATCGACTGAAAAAATCGGTTAATCGCAACGTCATAGCCAAGAACAGCGGTAACATTATTTCTTATATGTTAGATCAGGCTTAGGAGCAGTAGATATTTGATTGACAATATGCATAGGAAGTAGCACCACCGTGCAAATGAAACACGCCAGCGCTACGTCCACAGCTATTCCAAGGATGTCAGGACGACGGATCACTTGCTGAGGTTCTTGGGCTTCAAAGACTTCACGGTATCGAGAATTAGGGCAACAACACCGTTCTGTTTCAGGTTTGATGCGCCAACCAGCTCGCTGATCAGTGCCACAACGGCCCAGGTGATGGGGCTAGTGAGGATGTCGTCCATGAGATTGCTGTAACTACAAAAAGCTTAGTGCTGGTGTCTGGATCCTTCTATACGTGCCACTGCTGCTTCAAGTTCACGTAATCGGCTAAACACTTCGGCGTCGCGGCTCCTCATGTCGGTATGAAGTACGTCAAGGCGGGTAGCAACGCTGTCGACGGATGCTGTTAGGCGGATTACAGCGTCTCGGCTTTCTACAGCACGTTTTCCGTTATTCGACGCACCCATTGCGGCTACCGTTACTGAGGCCCCCGCAATGGCAGCCAAAATCTCAATCACAGGAGCCACCTAGACACTCATTTCATCATGCCAGCTTCGACCGATCACGATCACGACAAGGAACACACGCCACTCGCCGACTTCGTGCGGTTGGCCGTTCTTTCGTGGTCAATTTTCATGCTCAGCCTCAATTATTTGGGGCATGTCAAAGCAATGGACCCCACGTTTCCGGCTTCACTGCTGACTGGCACGATGGCCTCGTTTGGGGTGAGTGTTGGAAAGGGCGGCAATCAGAAAAAGAAGAGCGATAATACGGATACGGACTCTGCTCAATCTCAACAGAAACGGCCGTGAACAAGTTTCTTCTTGCTGCTGCACTCTTGATCGGTAGTGCAGCCCCCGCCAATGCTGACCTGACTCACAAAATTAGTTCCAGCGTTTCGCTCACCGTTGATGCCGCGGCCAGCGCTGCCACCCGAATCGGGTCCAGTTATTCCGTTACTGGCAACAACATCACCTTGGACACTGCTGGTGGACTTGGCTCCCTGACCCCCGCAAGCGCGGTTGGCTACACCGCTGCCGATTACAGCGTGACCACCCCAGGGGACGCCTTTTCCTTTACTGAAGCGTTCACCGAAGGCGACGCCACCCCCTCCGCTACCACCGTCACTTCAGGAGTTGTTGGATCGCTTCCGGTGCTGGGCAATACGACGACAACAGCAGGGGGTGTCGCGGGTCTGCTTAATGGTTCCATCGCCAGTGATCACGTCATCAGCTTGACCGCTGGTGGTGCTGGCACGAGTGCAGTGGGGCAAATGGTCACTGAAATCAAAATCGACTGATGCGCTGGTTGGCTGGACTGGTGTTATTTGCGGGGGCGGCGTCAGCTGTTCCCGTAGTACCTAACTTCCGTACTGGCACGATGACTTCTCGAACGGAGTCAACGACGCAGGTGACCGAGCAAATCCGCAGCGTAAACTTCGGAACTGGGTATACCTACAGCGCGTCAGGCACAAACGTGCAACACTCTGGGTCAAGCATCGTGCCAGGTGCTTCCGCGACCCAGACTCAAACCATCGACGGCGTTACATCTAGTTGGACCGGACTCGAACTCCAGAACAAGCCGAATTGGTCGATCGTCAACCCAGGCGGTTCCTTCTCATTCGTGGAGCACTATTCCGGGCCAGGCTTAGAGGCCGTCACGGAAATCACCCGTACCACGGTCGTAGAAAGCGTTACGGATACCGTCTCGGTGTTTGGGCCTTAGCGCTACTGCCGCAGCCGGCATTTGCCCAGGCCAACGCCACTGCCAACCCCGTTGCAAACAGCACTGGCTCGGTGACGAACCAAGCCATTCAGATGCTTACGGGTCCCTACCCGACTAATGCTTATGGGCCAGGCATCTCATGCCAAGGACCAACTCTCAACATCTCGCCGTTCGTAACCAAAAGCAATTCCTACGCTCTGCCGTACAGCTCGACAGTTCGTACTCCGTATTACGATCCCACCGACGATGATGAAAACGGCGTACCCGATAACCCAGGAAATATCCTCTATTACCAAGAGCTTCCAAGCGGTCAGAAAAACAACCACGCCCTGAACTTCGGCATCAGCGCCACCGTATCAATTCCGCTCGATGGTGGCTTACAGGAGAGATGCAAAGCCTCTGCCGATACGCACACTGCGCTCCAGCGCCAGCTGCTGGCAAACAAACGGCTGGATTTTGAGCTATCTCGCTTGCGACACTGTGGTGAATTGGCGCAGAAGGGAATCAGCTTCCACCCCAGATCTAAGTTTTACGCCGTTTGCTCGGATGTAGTGCTGGTGCCAAAGCCTGGGCAGGTACTACCTCACCGCCACAAAATCACGGTTTTAGAGTCCGACGTAGATCGCGTATTGCGTGATTCCGGTCCCGCTGAGAGATCCGCCGCTCGAAAACAGACTCAATCTCCTCAGGCAGCCCCCTTATCTGTGCAACCTTTTTCACCGCCTTCTTAACAGTCGGCCTGATCAGTTTGAGGATTAGCTCTCCTGCTGGCTTTGCCACCAAAGCAGAAGTGGAAGCCACCAAGGCGATCGTGGTCGTCGTGACCACCATCTCCACGGAAGGAAGGCCGTCCACCACCTTCTCGATGATCGGTTTTGATAGCGCTGGAATCTCCGTTCTCTGAGGTGTCGTCGCATTTGGTTCGGGTGAACGAAGTGTTGGAGGGACATTAGGAGCAGCGGGCTCCTTGTCGTTGGAGTCGGTGGCCTTTGGTTGTACGGGTGTTGTACGTACAAACTCATTTGGGATGAAGTCCATCGGGTTAAACGATGGGACCTGACCGTGAGGGCAGAACGCGCCAACTCGACCAGGATCATCCTGTAGCAGACTTGGGTTCAGCTTGGCGTCCGGGTGAACTGGAACGCAACCCGGCATCTCGATGATGGGCGGGCCAAGTTCAAGCGTCACAGGTCGAGCATTAGGCAGATTCGGAGCTGCTATTTCGCGGATCTGGGGGATGTGGATCTCAGGGATCTTGGGCATCAGAACGGCATTGCCGGACCAGTTACGTCGGGCATCTTGGGCATTGCGCCTTCAATCTTCTTGTCCATTTCAGCCTCAAGCTGTTCGACCACCTGACCGCCGATGCGTTCCATGCTGTCGTCCATAAGCTTGTCGAACTGCAGGTAGCTAATCACAAGCGCTGCAGTCATGGAACCGCTCAGCAAAAAGCCGGTGACGGCCATGAAGTCAATGATGCTTCTCATTGAGGATTGCCTTTTCGTTGGCGTATGGTTCGACTGTAAGGAAGTCAACGGCGTCCTGCACATAAGGAATAAACCAATCTGGCGGCCAGCAATACCTCCAGTTTTCTGGCTTGATGCACCCAAGCACAACGGTGCGCCATAAGGCCTGCGCATAGTTGCGCGTCACCAAGGCCTGCTCATACAACTGCATAAAAAAGGGCCGCCGAAGCGACCCTTGGTGTTGGTGTACAGCCAGTATGGCGTCAAAAGGTGTACTTGGAGCCCACCTTCAGACCATACGCAACATCGGAACCCTCGAACTTGGAAGCCGAAACCTCTGCGTACAGGTTCATGTGGTCAGAGACCTTGCCGCTCACGCCGGTCTTACCAGCCACGCCCCAATCAGCAGTGCCAGTGCCGGTAGCCAAAGCAGGACCAGCCTGGATGTAGAAAGGACCGGACTCAACGCCCAGGTCAATGTTCAGGGTGCCGCCAAGGCTGGTAGCACCGCTGAAGCCCTGGTTGTACTCAGGGTTCACATAGAACTTGGTCTCTGCTTGAGCAGCAGGGACAAACGCAACGCCCAGAGCAGCGAAGGCGAAAGCAGCAGAAGCAGCTTTGATCATGGCATTAGGTAACCGTGCCAAAAGTTTACCGGGTATCCCACAGTGGGCGGTGAAACTTCTGGACTACTTGCCCTGACCGCGATATTTCTTGCGACCGTGGCTGGCTTTTGAGTGTTGACCCGCACCTTGACGGGTTTTCTTAGGCTTTCCAGGGCGGTGCTCAATCCGCCCCAGTGCAGTCTTCGACTTAACCGCCATCAGTCGCTGTCCTCCAGGACCAGATAGTTGACACCTTCTAATGCTCCTACACGAGCAACCAAGGCGTCGTAAGTAGCTTGGGCAATGCCGGTAGTGGTGACCGTCACGGTGCCGCCGTCATCTGAAACGGTGACCGTGTTCTGAGTCGTGGTGACATTAACGCTGGTCATGTTGTATACCCCTCGGAAACAAAAATAATGCCCTCTAGGTAATACTCCTTAAGCCCAGCGGTATCCGTCAAAAGCACGTCGTAATATGCCTCACTGGGCAACAATTCCGTTTGTGCGTCAGTCAAGCTGATTTTCACCGTGCCAGCAGCACGGTCGGTGTACTCAACGGCAAAATCGGCGTACTTGGTGGTCCGTGGTTTATTCCAGGTTTGCGCCTCGACGGTCCAACCAGTCAAGTCAATCGCAGTGCTGGTGCTGTCTTTGAACTGAAGCGTGACATAGTAATCAGCCCGGCGCTGCAACGTGACGTTGTAAGTACCGGGCTGAACTGCCATTGCTTTAGCGCGTCACCAACATGCTAGCGCCGTTACCAGGGCATACCAGCGGCTTTGGTGGGTGCGCGTTGCTCGTCGATCTGACCCTGGAGGGCGTCTTGGATTTCGGTGACTTTTTCGTCGCCGCCAAGTGCTTCCTTGACCCAGCCGACGACCTGATCTTCAGTCAGGTCAGCAAACGGGATGAGCGTGTCGGGGCGTTCAAAACCAACGCTGCCATAAGCACCACTGGAGTAGGTGCCGTCGTTGGCGTTGACGGTGTAATGCGCGATGAACACAAAACCGTCGTCGGTTTCACGTTCCAGGTTGGCAATCGCCCAGGTGAACGTGGTGGTGGGGGTAGCTTCAGGCATTGGATTAGCCAGGTCTGTTGAAGGTTAGTAGGTCTGCAACCTGTTGGGAATAGCCGGTTGCCCGCATGGGTGAGTAGCGAAGGTGACTACGAGGCGTGGCTTTGGTACACAAAGCGATCCGGGTCGTCGCTTGATTGGTCGTAGACGTACTCCCGGTAATTGCAGCCAGTGCCAACTGGATAGGCAAACGTGGTGAAGTAAGCAGGCACCGTCAACTGCTTTTTGTCTCCGAAACCACCAAGTAGGTGGATTTGTTTTGTTGGGAGTTTTGGCATTAGTGGTAATGGTTACGAGTTGGCAAGACGCTTCATACCAGACGTTTTAACGAGTAGGACTACTCAGCCCACGCAGCGTTAGCAATCGCCACCACTTTCGGGTCTTCACCACTCAGGTCATCACCAGGCTGCAGCACATGACGGTGATAAGCAGAGGACAGCACTTCGCCATCTTCCAGCACTCGGATAGCAGAACGAACTTGGATGGCATTGCTTTCCAGTACTTCAATTTTGTCAACAACGGTTTCTTTAGTAAGAGCCATGTTTAGGAACGTCCTCCAGACGTAACGGGTTTACAAAGGTTCGTAGTTTTGAGCCGTTGCGGGCTGCGCATCAAACAATTCTGTAAGCAAAACCTAGATTTAGGATAAAGGTATTATTTACTTCGCTAGCCTGCAAAGTAGTGGATCCGGTTGCATTATCATTAACATATAGCACAATTGGGTTGTTACCTGGGGGGATGTGTGCAGCTAAAGAGTAAGCGCCCCCGAGCGAAACATTGTCAACTTGGCCAATTGCGACTCCGGTTCTATTCCTATTGGCTGAACCATTAGTAAATGGCA